GGCATTGTTAAATGTTCCTGTCAATTCCCCGTAGAGAAATATTTCAAAAGAGTTATTCCCTGCCGATATTGGGTATGTGCCGTAGGCATCGCCTTGCACCCCACTGTTTTTCCAATTACAAGCCGTTGCCGTTGCCAATGTCGTTCCCGTTGCGGGTGACCCTGTGGCTGTACCACTTGCTTGTTTCCATGTCCATGTAACGCCCATGTCTATCTCTTTTTAAAGTTCGTCATTCTAAACCATTCCAACCAAGCTAAAAATGCTTGCACCCGTTGTTTTGTTGGTATTTTGCTCATAGGGCAAAGTTATAGCTTTTATTTATATCTTTTCAAAATTATATTGGTACGCCACATTCATCCAACAATACCAATGTATCTTCAAAACATGATGGTGACATTAAATATTTCACCTTTACCCTCATACTCATGTAGTCGTGCGGGTGCATCAAAAAGCCCACCTCCGTTGTGTTGTAGGTGTATTTGCCCGTGAACACACTCTCTGTCTTTGCTTCCTGAGTGACATCTAATATTGTTATCCCTGCATAATCACCACTTGACCAATTGACTGGTATTTCGTCAAGTTCTTTCATAATGGACATAAAGGCTTGCTCACTGTTCCATGTCATTTTCTTGCCGTTGAGCCATGCGACTATTCTGAGTTCTGTTTCAGCCAACCAACCGCCTGTCTTGGGGTCATGTACGGCACTAATACCTGACACTTCTTCAAAGTATAGAACTGATCGGTAGTTGCTGTTCGGCACAAGGTCTGTCCGTGTTTTTGTCTCACAGTCTCCTGTCACAACGTTGATCGCATACGGCAATGTCACCTTTTTCTTGCCGTCCATTGTGGTTACAACTTTTACCAAGCCAGCATATTTTTGTAGCCAAGGTAAGGCTGTCAGTTGCCCCAATAAGATATTTGCTATGGCTACGTTCATGCTTCCCGGCAAAAGTACTAATTTAGCATCATTCTAATTACGTTTTTGTTGAAAAATAATTTTAGCTTTGTGGCATGGAAAATATAGACTTTGCGTTCTTCGCATTACTTTTTGGATTGTGGGTTATTGTGTGGCTAACCAGAAACCCGCCAAGAAAGGTAAAGAAGCAAGCCTGCGTACAATTTACGGACACATTGGATGGCTGTCACAAGATGATAAGTAGCCAAATACAAAATGGGTACACGATATTGTCCTTCTGTTTAATCCCCAAAACAGCCACCACGTTTACCATTATCATTTTGTTTGAAGGAACTGAAAGATAGAACTATGTTTGAAAACGGTATTTGGTTATTCTTGTCACAGATATATAAACACCCCAAAAGCGTTTATGCTTTTACGGCTTGGTTAACTATTATCAACATTTTGAACTTAATGTGGACAATATGCTTATCAATAAAGCTCCTGCCTAAATTATGATAGTAACAGTAATCCAATCCGCAATTTCTAACCACGACTTCTTAGGGGGCTTGGCTGGCTTTTTACTTTTGATAGTCTGTATTATTGGGCTATCAAGGGCATTGTCTGAACGCGATTAGTTAACTTATTATTATCACCCGAAATGAAAGAAAAACTGTCAAAAGAACAACGCGAGAAATTTGATTTTTTTGCGATAGCAATTGAAGCGGCAACAAGAAGGCATAAGAATGGCACCGAAACTGCGTAGGATGTATATTTACTCCTCAAAGTCAGTGGTGCTTTTAATAGGTTGAAAAAAATCACACAGAAAAAATAACCGATGGATTGGCCTATAATTTTTGTTGCGTTTAGTATTGGGTGGGCTTTGGGGATGGTGGCTTGTTTACTTTTGTTGGCACATCATGCAAACAAACGGGAATAAACTATTGAACCCTCATTTCGGCAGGCAGTAATTTCATTATCTTTTCGTTAAAGTCGTCTTGCATTTCTTCCTCTAAGTGTTCCAATTCTAAATCAGAAATGTCAAGGGCGAATCCTTTGTAATGTTCTAATTCAACTAACTTTTTAATGGTGCCTGGGTTTTGTCCACCCAAAGTCGCTGTTGTTTCTGTATTTCCCACTAACCCTATCCCCCGCCACATATCACCCGTAAAGGTTAAATCAACGAAATTCAGGTTCGGGTTTGTTCTTAATACCCTATTCTTGTCTATTTTATATTGGCGGTAACTCTCACTGTAAGGAGACATCATGAATAAGTTTGGGTATCGGGCTGTTTTACCTGTTGTTTGAACTCTCGTTTGAATTGTCTCTTTTGCGTTTGAAACAGCCAAAACAGCCATTTCGCCCATTATTTTAGGTAAAGCATCCTGTATCTTTTGAATATTCGCTATGGCCGCATCGAGTGTCATATCAAAGCCGTTACAATATTTATCTTTGATTCACAGGTATAGCACCCGCTTTGGCTTACATCAATCACGGTTCCCAAATGAGCAACCTTCTCGGTGTAGTATTGTGCCGCTAAAACAGCATTGTTAGCCATTGTCTCGCGGTTCATCAGCACTGCTGAGTTTATGTTCTGTGAGTTGAGAATCATATTCAATGCGTAGTAAACCGTTTTGTCTCTTACTGTGCTTGCTATCAATAGTGCATTTGGGTTGCCTAAGTAGTCCAAATTGTCACATATCACCTGTTTTGAATCACAGGTCACCTGACATTCTACCACAAAGCCATTCATCACATTGCTGTTGGCCATAGCATCTTTCATCTCCTGATGAGTGTCTGCCTGAATACCGCCTACCATTAAGGAATTATACCACATCCTGTCCGCTTGGTACTCGTTCCCCCATTGGGTGCAGTTAGGTGAAAAGCCACAACAGGCAATGGCATTGGTCAAAGCACGGGCTGATGTTTGTTCTGCCACAAGGTAGTATTCTACTTCTCCACCGTCGTACATGGGTAGTTCGTAGTTCAACGTTGCCGAAAACGTTAATACATTGGCTACACATGCGATGGTGAAAGAATGAACTGACACCGTTGTCAGGCTGCTGTATATCCTGCATTGGTAAGTTGCCGTTGTGTCCATGCAAAGCCCTACCCGTTCTATTTTCAACACCCCGTTTTTTGTTGGTTTGGGGTATAGGGCTATGCCATAGTAGTTCTTTGAAATAACCGTGGTGTCTGTCGATGTAAATTTCCTTTTGCCAATCGAGCCGACAAAGTTGTTATTTGCTTTTTTCTGATTCTTGGCAATAGCTACCTGTACGTCCGAGATAAAATCATTTATTGCATTTGTCCGTGCTGTGGCCAACATCGGGAATAATCCGTCATTGGCACAATCGGCTGCGGCCTCTGCCATGTTAAGATTCAGAAATTCATGTTCGTCAATGTAGTACCCCGATTCTGAAAGATCGCTCGTAGATGTGTCGGTGAAACAGGAACAGGCCGTCCTACTCAGCCCAATAATATTATTTAAACAGGTAAGTGCCATAGTCTTTCACCGCCAAAGGGGGCAATAAAGCCCCCGTTGATCGTATGTTTTTTTGGTCGCTGAACGAAGTCGAAGCGTTAGCTTCCGCTTTGTGCGTTGTTGAAGAACCTCAGTACGCCTGTATTTTCGCTGTCACATCCCAATGGGTTTAGCCAGATGCCTGCGTTAACAGTCATACGGAAGTGATGCTCAATTTCGTTGGCCACACAGTATGGCTTGTAAAGTACATCGTACTCAACGCCTGCCAAGTTCTGTGAACCAATTTTCCATGCGGTGTATATGCCGTCAAAGTTTCTTGGGGTTGTATCCCAATATGCTTTTGACGCAAAGGCAACAGCACCCTGATCAATCATGTATGTAACATGGTCGGGGGTGTTTCCTGTAACAACATTCCAAGGGTCGAAATAAATCTTCATCGCTGAAAATTTGTTTATCAAGTCCTTGTCGTTTGCGTTTACCGCACTCATTTGTGCATTCCAATATTCGCCTTTGAGATTTGAACCGTTCAAAAGGAAAGGGTTATCAAATTGGTTCATCTCTGCCAATGTCACAAACTCTCCGAAAAGGTCTGCTGTCCAATCTGCGGCGGGTATGGTGTCATACCCTGTACCTTGTGCAAGCCCTGTTTCCCATTGGTTCACGCCTGCGAAGTTGTTCAGCCAAGGTATCATGGTAGCTGCAAGATAGTTATCCAAAACGACACCACCATTTTTAAACCCAAGAGCGATAAACTCCTCTGGCTCCATAGCCAATCCCCTAAATTCTTTCTCTTTCACATAAAATTCGTGTTGCTGACTGATGTTCATAATCATGTCTTTTTTCACACCCTCCAATTCGTCACCGCCAATAGTACATTCCGTAGAAAGTGCTGTGGTGGTCGTGTTACAGGTTTTGCCCCAAATAAGGGATAGTGTCCTGTCCTTACCTGTTTGCAATTCTGCTAATTGGGCTGTGTTGTTTTCGATGATTGCCTGTGCTGTCTGCACATGAGGGTTCATGTGTTTCACACGGGTGTTGGTATCCCACTTTCCTTCTGCCCTTGCCTGAATAGCCAAGAGTGCGATGTCGGAAAACGTTCCCGCCACGCCAAAAGAGGTAAAACTTTTCTGCCCGAACAATAAGCCCGAACATCCAAACGCAAACAAAGCAATGGCTAACCGCATGACGGCATCCCCGATACTTTGGCTTTGGGCTACAATCGCCACTCCAAGCAGCAAGAACCCGATAATTAACATTCTATTTTTCATTCTATTCACAATTTCAAATTTGTCCGGCCTTTTTCATTTCGTTGTACCGGTCTAACGCTGCATCTTTTTCTTCGGGTGTCTTGGCATCTGTAAATGCTTTCAACAATTCAGCACCCGTTGATGCTGTTACGGGTTTTGCCGCTCCCCCCGACCCTGCCCCACCGTCGCCTGCGTTACCCGCACTACTCCTGTCGGTGGATGCTTTAAATTCAAAGGCACGTTCTGCAACAGATTTTACATGGTTGTCAAATGGTATTCTATTGCCATGACCGTCCTGTAAGTCGTTGCCGTCTTTGTCAATTAGGACAATCTTCCCATCTCTAACCTCGTAGTTACTCGCCTCCAATTCCCTTACAAACAAATTGTCTATTTGGGTTTTGGCTTTTATGGTGTCTGTTGGAAGTATTGGGTTAAGCCCGTTGAATATTGCCAATGCCTGATCTTTCACCGTTTGAAAGGTTTGAGATTTTGTCATCTGCACCTTAAACTCATTCACCTTTTGGTCGAAGTCCGTTTCAAGTTGCTTTACTTTGTTGTTGCTTGCTTCTACTGCATCCAAATACCATTTAGATTTCAGCACTTTGTCCTCCGTAAGCTCTGTTCCCCCCTGCGGTGCTTTGGCTGATAGAACCGTTTCAATAAGTTTGAACGGGTCGGCCTCGTCAACTTCGAGTTTATACTGCTCTTTTATTTTGGCTGTGATGGCCGTGATGGCATCTGTCTTTGCTTTTTCGATAGCTGCTTTGGTGTCAGGCTTTAGTTTTTTAACCCTTTCAACGTCAAGTGCAAGAAACGATTCCAATGCGGTATCATTAATTTCTTTCTCCGTGCCTTCCTTATAAAGGATAGGGGTAATTTCCTCTGAACTCAGGCCGTGTGATTTATTTAACAAGCCTATTAAGATTTCTTCTGCTGTCATTTTTTCTTTTTGTTTGCTTCAATTTGTTTTTTGATGTTTTTGATCTCCTGTATTGTCCTTTCAGACAACTGTACCACCTTGCGGTCATTTTCGTCCGCCCTACTCCAGTGTTTATACACCGTGTCTTTTTGGGCTTCCCACTCGGCCTCGCTTATCTCGCGGGGGTACTTGGCAAGTGTGCTTACTATTTTCATGCGATAAGCCCCAATAGTGTGGCCTTGTTCATTATAGGTGTGGTTGTAACACCTTCCTGCCTCAATATGTTCCGCAATTCAGCGTTTGTCATTTCGCTGTATATAGATGTGTTGGCCGTTGTGGTTATTGATGCCCTCGGAACCCCCGTGAGAAGCAACCCTTCCAACTCCATGTTTTCCATATCAGCATCGAATGGGATTCCCTGTTCCTGTAACTTGGCCACCAATTCTTTTCTTGTGGTTTTGGGTGCGGTGTTTAGTTCAACACCTTCGGGCAACCCACCATTCTTTCTTGTTTCAACAATTTGTTTGTACCTCTCAATTTCATCTCTTGTTTTGTCCGAAAGTACGGGCGGTTGGAATTTGATTTCCTTCCAGTTTCTCTGTTGGTTAGGGTCGTTTTTAATAACCTCCCAATTTTTCGGTGAGAAACGTCTTTCTACCCTTCTCCCATTCGGGAACTCTAAAAACGCATAAACATCTGCTTGCATAAAATCTTTTTAAGTTTGCTATTTAGAATATTTCTAAATTACTTTTGCAAATATATTTCTATTATCTATGACAAATGCAAATATTATAGAAAAAATAAATAAGGGTTGGTCGTTGAGCGGAGTCGAAACATGGTGGAAATCATTGTTTATTGCTGTCACCAACCTTTGTAAGATTGTAATTATATATGGGTTGGTGGGTGTTATCCTGCTTACCCCAATTATAAAAGGCTTATGGCTGCTGTCAAAAATCTATTGGAATTTACTACCTTTTTAAACAAGCGGTCGGCCTACCTTGTTATGTTCGGACACATAGAGGCGGTGCGGTTAAACCTCCCTTCGGTGTCGGTAGAACAGGCTATGGGTCAATTTTTAGATAAGTATGACCTTGACATCGAACTGCGTTCCGCCATGCGTGAATATTACCGTATGCAAAAAGAGTTAATAGAATTAAGCCGCACCGAGGCGTTTCTTGGCAAGAGAATTGGAAATGTAGTTTAGCGTATGACGACACCGATGGCCACCGAGATCAATAAATGGGTCATATCCCCTGTTTTTCCCTTGAAAGTGCGGTTTTTTATCGTACCCACCGAAGGTGTCCTCCGCAGTGCCAAAGAGAGTTATCTGTTCATTGGTAAAGACTTTGCCATTCCTGTGTATGCAGAAATCGCGTGATTCTTTCACCAACCCCCCAGCATATACGGCATAGCCCATGCCTACCCTTTTAGATAGTTGGACATTTACCGAACGGTCAAATTGGGCGAAGCTGTCGTAGGCAAAGGTGTCGAAGTGTTTAGCAAAACCACCCTGTAATTCTTTTGTACCCTTTACTAATTCTCTGACCTCCTTTATATATATGTCTCTTGGTTTGACGGGTGAGATTATTGCTTTCAATGTCATTTGTTTGATTTCATTTCTAAGGCCTGTGTCTTTGACGAATGACTCCAAGAAACCACCTTTGGTTAGTGCCTGTCCATTTTCGCTGATGCCAAAGCGTTGAAAGGTTCTTTGCTTTACTATCTCGGCATTTTCTTCTGCCATAGTGGGAACGACAGATTGGTAATAGGCGGTATTCAGCACCATTATCTCACTATATCCTTTGACCATTGTTTTTATGACGGGTAGGATTTCATCTTTTACGAACTGTTCCCAGAGGCGATCAATGTAATTGAGTTTTGCTATGTTTGATTTAGTGTTGGCCAATGTTCTGTCACCGTCTAATTTGGCAATAAACTTGTCTGTCAGTTCATCATACAGCTTATTTTCAAGGCCTGTAACTTTCTTTCTCAGCAAGGTTTCCTTTGTGTCAAGCAGTTCTGCCTTCAGTTGTTCGTATTCAGGATAGTCCATTACTGCTGCATATCACCTTTTGGCAAAACTATTTCAGGTTCATTCTTTTTGTTTTCGGCCACGATGGAATCCACCTTTGCTTTTATGAGCATCTTTTGTTTTTCGTAGGTCATATCGTAGAACCACACTTCTTTCGCTTCCATTTCCAACTCCTCAAAGATAGGGTCGTAGTTGGCATATAGCGTTTTTGTAAATACCGTCACCTCGTTGCCTGCCATGATCACAAGAATTTCTTCCTGTGTCTTGCCATTGAATGGATGGTGTCTGCTTTTGCACTCGTAGCGTTTCAATGCTACTTGGTCGTCACGGTAGATGTCTTTCATCACCTCGCCCGTTAGGTTTGTGCGAACCGCCCCTGGGGCATTTGATTGGTTGGCCATTTGAAGGTCGAGCAACTTTTGGTTGAAAGACTTTAGGCCGAAGTCAGATGGGGGAACGCGGTTGACGATCAGCCCATCGTCATTGTCGGTAAAGGCAGCACATATCCGCACTATCTCCATGTATATCTTGGCCATTTGGATAGCGTAGTCGTACAATGGGTCATACACATTTTGAAGGTCAATATTTTTGGCCGTAGCCGTTTTTTCAACGGTGTCCTGTGTGAATGTCTCGGAGTTAAAGCAGGCACGGTGGAACGATGTCCTGAGATACTCCTGCCATTCACCCATAAACTTCAGGAACTCCGTGTCGGGGTGGAAATACACCACCAACTTAGAAATATCAATAACATCATCACCTTTTCTTGGAAGGTCGAATAGGATTACCTCCTGTGCCGATGTTGGAACCAATCGTGCTGTACCGCCGCACTTAGAACACTCATGTGGCTTTTGACCTGACGACGGACATAGCCCTGTCGAAGAATCTGGCTTACACCTATCGGCATACATCACTTTTTGCGGGTGTGCGTGAAGGGCTTGCGTCAAGTCCATCTCACTCACCGCCTTGATAGTCTTTTTAAGATATGGCACACCGCTATGGAAAGGGTTTACATAGGTTTCGCCCTGCGTGAAAATATCCTGAACGTATCCTATCCTTTTGGCCTGTACCATGCCTGCACCAGAAAAGTGTTTTTCGAGGGTATAGAATTTAGAGTTTGCTTTGTTGGATATAACCTCACCGCTTTGGTCACTGAGCGAAGTCGAAGTGGGTTGTTCAAACAATTCCGTTATCACCCATGCCCAATCGGTGAAGTAGAGGGTGTATCTTGTGCCTTCCTTTGTTAGTGTGTCACCATTGGCGGCAACCTTTGAGAGTGTAATCTTTTCTTTGATAAACAGGTAGTTCAATGATCTGTCACGGTTATAACCGTAGTCAATGGCCGAATGGGAAGAATATTCAACGGGTCTTGGTTTGGCTTTTTCTGTGGCTGAGTCGAAAGGGTCAAACTCCACCACTATCCAAGCGTTGGGGTCTGAGAAGGACAAGTCCTTCACCCTTGTTTTTAGGTAATGGTCAATAGAGTCGCCGCCATAGAAGGTATCTGTAACCTTTTGCAGTGCCTCTGTTTTTGTTTCAAAGCCTTCGCCTTTGTCACCTTGTTCAAAGTCGAGTTTATCAATCAGTGGTCTTGCTCGGTAGGTTTTCTCGTATGTCTTTATCACACCGCCTGTCATGGCAGGGGTGATGGATTCTGTCAGTGACACCCTTTGTTTAAAGTCTTCGGGAGATTCCCGCCGAACAACCTGACGGAGATCAACATCCTGACCTTCGCCCGTTATCATACGCATGTAGTATTCGGCCCATGTGACGGCCCTGTCGTACCATTTATGTTTAGGTTCTTTCTCAATAGCTTTGAGTACGTACACCCTTGCCTGTTCTGTGTTCATAGTCTTTCTTTATAAAAAGTTTGACAAATATAAATCTAATTGATTTGATAATTCAAAAGTAAGGTAGTAAGTTTGTTTTTTCATTATCAGGTTTAGTGGGTTTAGTAACATGGGGGCGGGGTAGTAGCCGCCCTTTCTTTTTCGGCTACGTTCAATAACCGTCACTCAAAATAATCATCAAAGCAGCTTGCAAGAAAATACTCAATAGCATCGCCTGCGTGACCATTTTTCTGATATTCCTGCCCCGAAGAATCTTTCACCTTAGTTTTTCTCTTACCCCCGTCAGGCCCTTGGGTACACATGGTAAAGTCGGCCACAAGTTCACCGCAACGCGGGTCAACCTCGATGTCAATATTAAAACCACCGTAGAGCATCTTATTAAGAAAGTCTGCCCGTTTGACCACAGAAGGGTTGCTGTATAAAACCCTGTTAGAGCTTTTGTTGAGCAGGCCATCGGGGGCATATCCGATAAACTGTTCTATCATATCGTAGTTATGTTCGAAGTCTTTATTTTGGGTGCTGCGGGCGTGGCCCGAGGCGTCACCATATATAAAAGCACCTGAGTTGTGTTTTAGGATGTCGAAATACTTGTACCTTACCGCGAGGGCCGCACTTTCGGAGTTGCTGTCGGGTGGCCGCATAGGAAATTCATCAATGAATCTCACCTTATATCTATTATCAACAAAAGCAATTTGGGCAATGCCGACATATAGATATGGTATGACGTTAAAGTCAAAGAAAATGTGCAGGGCGATGGTTGGGTCGTATGGGCATGGTTTGACGTGTTTGATATAATTATATTCATGGTAGAACTCTCCGCCCTGCTTCGACACTGGGCTGCCGAAGATAAACCTATCAATTTTATGTTGGTTGCCCGCAAAGTCTTCCAAAAGATTCTCTATGTACCCTTCGGGCAGGTTGGCCTTATTGGAATATATGGTAGAATTGATCACCAGCTTTCTTTCTGTCTCCAACTTAAAATAGCTTTTAGCATATAGCTTAGAGACGATCTCCGAGTAGTGTTTTGGAAGGTCGAACCAATCGTTTATCCATTCCACCTTAGCGGGGGAAGTGAAAATATACAATGGGTTGAAGGACTTAACCACCTTGCCGTTTTCTGTCATCAGCGGAGCATCTTTGCTTGTCCTTGTCCACAGGCCGCTATTTTCATTTTCGTGAACCGTTTTAAGTGAATATTTTTTATCCCCATCGACCACAAAGATTGCCTTTTGACGGAGTCTGCCGACGATAACATCTTTCACGGCTTCTTCCCTTGTATCCTTAGTTTCATCGAGCAAGGCCCAAGCAAATTCAAAACCATCAATAAGCTGATAATTTTCAAGCGATGCAATACAAATCAGTCCGCCATTATAGAGACTAATCATGCCATCATAATCGGTCAGGGAGTGAAGTTTTGGCCAGTTATCCTGTGGGCGTTTGTTAACGACATAGTGAATATCCTTCACTAAGCCAAACTCGTCATGCCACATATCGAACATTCTTTTGAGTGTAGCCCCTGAAAGTTGTTTATAGGCATTAGCGGCCACAAGGCCGATTGCATCGGGGAATTGGTCAAGAAACTTTATAGCCATCATGCCCAAAAGCCATGACTTGCCCGATCCAATCCCCGATACAAACAGGTTTCTTTCTTTATCCGAATTATAAATTTCTTTCTGAGGGTTTGATAGTGCCAAAATAATTTAGAATGAATCTAATGGCAAAAGTAACCTATTTTGATTTTATCTTTGACCCATGAATAGCAACAAACCAAGATTATGTGAAAACTTCGGTGTCTGTGATGCAGAATGTCAGTGTATCTTAACAATCAACGCCCATTGGGATAATGATTTTACTGGAATAGATTCACCGGTTTAATAACAAAGTCGTGTCAGTAACAAATTTTGAAGAACTAACCTTAGAGCTAACGGACAAAGAGTTAAAGCTCATACCGCTATTAGAAAGTGGGTTTAGCCGTTACACCATAAACAACCCAATCAAATCGGCAGAGATAGTGGCCAAGTTAAACGCCAACCCGAACATTTCACTAAACTTCACAGGGCCACGCTTACGTAAATGCGTCAACTACATCCGTTCCCGTGGCCGCCTGCCAATTATAGCAACCTCTGACGGCTATTTTGTCTCATACGACCCAACCGTCATCCAATCACAAATACAATCACTCAGGGAACGGGCAAATTCAATCATCTCCTGTGCCGATAACTTAGAACATTTTTTAGAATGAAAAGATTTACTGTTTTAGTAAATTGTCCTTCTTGAAGTCGGAAAAGATTGTAGTCACCTTCTCATCATACAACCGCCCCTTCCTCCCTATGAAAGGATTGAGCATATAACAGACCCGCACCTCACCATATATCAACCCTTTAATCTGATATAAAATCCCTGCCTTCATTAACCTCTTCATTAACTGAATATACATCGCCTCCGACTTAACCTCTAAATACCTCTGTAACGTCTCATTCGTATGGGGCCTGTTCCCATTATAAACAATGCTCATAGGCGTTCTCACTACCACAGCCATCTTTAACACATTCGCCAAGTCAGAATTGTTTATCATTCTCGCAATCACAGCCAAAGCAGCCGAATCTATCACAGCATAGTCACTTGAACTAATTACAACCATACCACTATTTTCATGCACCACCACCTTAGTTCCATTCTTAGCCTCCGACGATAGCAACTCACCAGTGGATGAATTGTGATACTGACTTAAATCAACTTCTACCTTACGCGTTGCCTTTATTACCCTAACCATGCCACAAATATAAGGCAAAACTACTATTTTTAGTAGTCTGCAGCCTTTTAAACTACTATTTTTAGTAGTCCAAAAAATCCGCCGTAACCCACACCACACTTACGTTACAACCACTTTTTTTAACCTCCTTCCCTTATTATTATTAGAAGCACCCCTTTCTGACTAAAAAAAATTCTGTCAAAAAACCCCCTAATAACCCCCTTTTTAACTAAAAATCTCCACGAAGGTCTTACACAATACCCATTTTTACTAAAAAAATTCTAAGAAGGGTAGTTATTAAGTCTCTTTTTAACTAAAAATCTCCAAGAAGGGTATATAGCCCTACTCATACCTACTGTATAGGGGGGTATAGGGGGCAAATGTTATATAATCCCTTTTATGTTAACTTGATTCCCTTGAATAAGTTGTAATAAATATACCCTACACATACATTTTGAATAATATAATACTTTTTAGGTGTTTTTAATAGTGTCTTCTAAGGGATAGTATAGGGCAAAAATTGATTGATTGATTGTTTGGGATTGACTACCTTTTTAGCCTATTTTATTACAACTACCTATTGACTACCTTTTTAGCCTATTTTAAAGGGTTGTTCTATTGGGTCACCTTATTACAGAGACACTAACTAACGGTTGTTAGGTTATTCTTCGACGGTAGATTCTTCCAATGTCAGGTAGTCAGGAAGTTTAAGGGGTTTATAGTTAGTTTGGTCTTGTGACTTGTTATTGTTATATCCCAATGACTGGCCGGTGTTGTTAAGGGCAAACATTATAGATATATCAGAAGGTTCAATATATCGTTCTTCTGTCAGGGTTAACACCTGGCCTTCCTTGTTAATAGCTTCTTTTTTGGCAACTCTTTTTATTCCTGCTATACGTTGCCTCAGTGATGAAACTGCAAGGTATCTGATCTCATCAACTGTTGAAAGTACTATCTGTTTAACCATGTCGTTAAGGTCAATATCTTTCTGCTGCCAATCCCAATAAGTCTGCCTATGTATTCCTATCGCATTACATGCTTCACCTATGTTACCATCAAACAATTTTACAGCTTCCAAAAACAGGCTTCTTTTCTCATTATAAGACATGTAAGGATTTATTTGCTTCATTGCATACTTTGGTTCATCGTCCAAAATAGACATTTCATTCCCATTATTAGAATCAATTACCGTAATTAGATTTTGTTCTGAAAGTTGCTTTTGTTTTTTGTTCATAGACTATTTTCTGAAATGATTTTACAAAGTTAATCAATCTGTCTAATATACTATTCAAACCTTGTTTTAGGCCATTTTTAAGCGATTTAAGACGTTTTTACCTTGTTTTGGTATCCTAATATTGACCTTCATTAGTTTGGGCAATACGTTGAAAATGACTACTTTAATAGACAGAAATAGTCAAAAAAAGTTTTCATTTTATAGTGTTTTGGCATGGTTTTTTATTTCTCCGTTTGTATTGTATTTAAGACACTGTCTACTTTTTTATTTCATTGATTATCAATACTTTATAGCAAAAGTGTTTTCTTCTGTCCTTTTTAAAATACACTTCTTTGTTTTCTTACTTTTATAAGTCTCTGATTATTAAGTATTTGTATGTTTGGCAAAGGTGTTGCAAATAGGTTCACGTATTTAAACGAAACGAAAAATGACACAATCCACTAAATTAGACAGATTAACCGAGTACTTCAATTTACAGGAGGAGCTTTTTAGTATTCAAGATTCGCGGGATAATTGGCCAGATGGTATGACATACGGCACAATGTGCGAACGGATTAATGAATTGACCATTGAAGTAAGGAAATTAGCGAAACAATTAACTTTTTAATTCACTTAAACAAAGCAAAAAAATGAAAACAATTCCAATTTATTCAGAATCATTTTACACCTTCCTGAGAAATTCAGATTGTAAAATTGCGAACATCTTGTATAGGCTGCATAATAAACATTATCGCTCAAACATTCTCACAACGTCTCTGATTAATTACATTACTTTCAGGACAGACGGGTCAATATCTTATTTGCCCGCTGGAAAAGAACATTTGATTAACGACGATAATGGAGACTGGAAACGTGACGGACGGCAAAGCGGCAAAGCGGCAAAAGTAATCAAAAAGCTATTTTGCGAACGGTTTAAAAAATACCTGAAAGAAGCGGATTTTGAATGTTTTTCAAATCAGTACAAGGCAGAATACAATGAGGACGGCTATACATTCGATTTGAGGCCAAATGTTGAAATACCGGACGTTTACGATATGGGCAGAAAAAACGGCGGCGGTTCATTAAATAGTAGCTGTATGAACGGAGATACTGAATACCTGGAAATCTACAAACATTGTAACAGCCTTCAAATATTAACCCTGACTAATGCCAACGAGCTACTTTGCGGACGGGCGTTAATTTGGAAGGTATCCAATGAAATTACCCTAATGGATCGTATTTATGTTAGTGACGATTTTATGTATGACAGTTTTTTAAGGTATGCGACAACTCATAAATTTTGGATAAAACAGGATTATAAGAGCTATGACAATAAACAAGACTTTATCGATAGCGAAGGCAACATAGTAAACGGCGAACATTTTACTATTTACACTGATACGGATTTTGAGCAATATCCATATATTGACACCTTTCAATATGGCAATGATGGCGAATTGAATAATTATAGCGGTGATTATACATACAATTGCACCGATGGTACGAGAGAAGGTGATGAAGATCAACACAGCGGAGAAAGTTACGACGATATTAATGACCGCTGGATAGATGAAGATTACGCTTGCTGGATTACCAGCGGTGATCGTTGCTACCGTGACAGATGCTGCAATGTTGAGGATTGCGTTTCTATTGGCGAATATTGGTATTATAAAGAAGACAGCAATATTGTTGAAGTGGGCGGAGAATATTACAAAACTGACAGCGAAGAAATTTGCATGGTTGATGGTGATTATCATTTGGTTGATGACTGCTGCTATTCTGATAGAGATAACGAATATTATTTAACTGATGACTGTGTTTATAGCGACGAGCATAGTGACTGGATTTTGAAAAGCGATGCAGTAGAAGTTTGTGGTAATTATTTTCACAAAGACGATGTTTTGGAAGTGGCCTAATACAAACGAAAATGAACGAAAATAAACTAATAGAAATCTTAGCTATTCAATCTGAAAGTTATAACCAAACGGCAATGTTTCAATACATTGTAAGCGAATTGACCGAAATGGGTTGCGAATTATACGAATATAACGGCTGCATATATGCGACGAAAGGCAACGCGGATTTATACACTTGTGTCGTTTCTCACATGGATACAGTACATACTATTTGCGAAGATTTAACACCTATCGGGATTAATGGCAATATAACAGGATTTAATGCCGTGACTATGGAGCAAACCGGAATCGGCGGCGATGACAAAGTAGGGATTTTTATTGCCATTCAATGCCTTGAATCTTTCGATAATATCAAAGCCGTATTTTTTCGTGATGAAGAGGTAGGGTGCGAAGGTAGTTACGATCCCGACCATGATTTTTTTAATGATTGTAGCTTTGTTCTGCAATGCGACCGAAAAGGAAATTCGGGTTTCGTAACTAATGCCGGCGGGACAGAATTAAGCTCAAAGCAATTTCAAAACGATTTAAAGCCTATTTTGAAGCAATACGGATATAAAACAGTTAACGGCATGATGACCGACGTAATGGCTTTAAAAGAATCTGATATACTATGCAGTATGGCAAATATTGAGTGCGGTTATTATAACCCGCACACCGCCCAGGAATATGTTAATATTAACGACGTTCAAAATTGCCTGAACATGGTTAAAAAGATTATTACAGATATGAGCGGCAAAGATTATCCCTGTAAATATCAGGCACCGAAACACAAAGGTTACAAGTCTGCAAAATACGACTACTTCAATAGATGGGATAAAATAGATTCTATTGAAGGCAATGACGATTTTTGTACCTGTGACTGCTGTAATGAAGAATCAAAACTGGAATATATTTCAGACTTTAATATGATGCTATGTTCTAAATGTGTCTCAAACTATTTGCCCGAAAGAGTAAACAAATGGGATTGGTTGAATGATGACGAAACTAAATTTTAAAGCAAATGAAAACCCTAATTTCAACCCTCCTTACTGCCTTAGTGATAATAGGCATGGTATATGTCACAACCTTTTTTTACTCACTTATTAAACAATTAACGAAATGAAAAACACAATTAAAAGATCAGATTTTAGATTTAGTCCTGCGGGCTACGGTCACTATAAAGTGACTTACCAAAGTCCGGTAACTTTCAAAAAATGGACGGTCACGACTTCAAACATGCCGCTAATTGATGCGACAAAAAACGCGGATGAACCAAAAATAAAAGACTTAAATGAGCTTAAAAAAACCTGCAAACCATGAAAAACAACGCTAAAATTTCAATCCTAAGCGGCCCAACCTTAACCCGTGACCAAATGTTAAGCAATTATAGGGAATGGCTTATAGAAGAAGTAAACGCGGGCCGTATGACCCCAATAGAACGCAAAGCAAACTCAAGAGACTGGACGCAATTTTCTGATCAGCGACTTTTGACGATGTACACCATATTTTTTGACTAATATTATTTTTTTAACTAACCTATGATCTATACTATTGAAGCATTTACCGAGCGTGATTTTTCGGTTGGTTACTGGCACCCTGACTTACAAACTATTTCAGGTGCCATTTGCTACACTACCAAAATTGAAGCTGAACAGGAACGAATCAAGGCCGAACAAGTCGGTAAACAAAAAGGCTATACACTGACTTTTAAAGTAATTGAGAAAATATGAAAAACCCGCAATTTTGGCTGTTTGCTATTGTAGCAATTTGCACCGTTATCAAACTCCTGACTATGGAATACGATAAAAGAGACTAACTTAATTTTTTAACAAAGCATTTAAAGCCCTTTAATTAGGGCTTTTTGCATTTATAGGGTATAAGACCTGAATTGTATTTGAACGCGACAGAAGACAAATAAACAATGTTTAAAGGCCGTAGCGTGCTTTTATAATCATTCTGCACTTGCCCACTAATTTAGTGACCGTCTTTTCTTTGATGTAAAGAAGGTTCCCGATGTTGTGAACGCCATGTAGCACGCTCGAATGATCCCGATGCCCGATTTCTGCCCCTATTTCACACAATGAGTTTGTGGTATGCCGCCTTGCCAACCAACAGTAAACATGCCTCGCATTGACCCGCTCCCGTTTGCGTGACTGACTGACAATATTTTCCGGCGATTGCCCTGAAACATTAGACACTATTTCGACAATGTCTTTTAATCTCATGCTCCGATCATGCCTGTCAACATCTACCAACCCTGGATATAACAAGACGCTGATGTGCGGAATTGGATTTTTCTCTTCTATGACGTTATTTTCTAACATAATATTATTTTTTTAGTGGGTGACCGTATTTTGTTGATAGTTGACGCTATTTTTCTATCTTTGGTAGTAATCTCGACGACTTTATAGGTGAACCATATTCCGTGTATGGCTCAGGAGTGTACGCTAAAATTACTTTTGCAGGGCTACACATCCCCGAATAATGTAACTTTATACCTACCTTAAACCGGTGGTATCTATCCCGTAATTCTCCGTTGGGGATGACTAACCTGTCTATCAGCCCGTTTTTTATTGATTGCCAGTTCATATTATTTGTCCATTAAATCGTTGTGATCGGGTGGATAGTTTGAAGCATTGCCCGTGCTGAACTTGTTTGCAAAGAACTTCTTTGCCGCTTCATCAGGGTTGTGATTATCACATGCCCCGATTTCACAACGCCAATCATTGGGGTCACAAATGTTGTAGTCAGATGTTACCTCTGTGGTTGTCGTTGGAAATTGATTGTGGTATTGTTCCATGCACATCACTATTAATGACCTGTACCAATCTAATATATCAGTGTCGTCAATGAAGTCAATCAACCCCTTGAAATTTTCTTCTACTATTTCCTGTGGTGTTTTCATGCTCTTTTCAATATGTTCACTGGTTCGAAATAATCCCTTATCAACCTCATATCGTAGGCTATGGCTGCAAGTCTCTCTGTTGCATAACTCTGAATGATTCTTACCCCATTCCTGCCATATTGCATCCTCCAAGGTTTGGCTACATACTTCGGGTCATCCCTGAAATATACCCCTGTGTATTTTGATGATTTGTCTTTCATTACACAAAGATGTGATATTATTTTTTTAGTCATGCAAATTGAATCATTCTAAATTAGCCATTCTTCTAATTGCCTGTAATATTCTGCCCATAGTTTCGACAGGTCACGCTTGATTGCTTCAGGGTGTTCCCCCTCAAATGGTGCAGTGAAGCATTCCATCCTGTTTCTGTATTCATGCACCCCGTTATATATGTCCTCAATTGCCTGTCTTTGGTAGTCGCCCCCTAATACCCACCTCAAATATACCATGTTGAAATAATTTGGAATAATATTCATTGGATTTAAACTTTCCGTGTAGTACCGTATTTTTTCAAAGACTTGGGTAGGGAAAACATAAGAGTAGTGGTACATTTGAATGCCCGTATGTTCAAACAATTTGTCCCCGTCAATGTGTTTTGGGTGGAAGTTTTCACAGGTCAGTCGAGGTGGTCTGTGAGAAGCCCATGTAGCACCTTTCTCGTACTTAAACACCCTCCTGAAATTGTTTGGCAATTGTTCAAAACCTGTTAAATATCTATCAAATCCACCATAGAAAGTACAACTCCTGACGGCTACCGAATCGGGGCGTACCACCACAAGAAAGTCTTTTAGCTTTTCTAAGTCCTCACCCTTCCAACATTCATCACTGTCCACCTGTAAAAGATAATCTGTGTCAGGATTTACCAAGTGCATCACAGCATTGGCCTGCTCTGTCTTTTCCTCATACTGCCCGTGAATTACTTTTATCGTGTTCTTGGTGTCGGGAAAATGATCAATAATCTCATTCGTACCGTCTGTTGATGTGGTGTAACCTTTGTCTTGCCAATAACTGACCGGGCCTTCACTAATCAATATTTGACCTACATGGTCGTATAATGATTCTAAAACCTGTTTCAAAACAAAGTTTCCATTAAATACAATTATGACTGCCGTTAGTTTCATTTCTTAAATTGTTCGTTAAAATCCTTCATCCATTTTTCGTGATCGACTCTCATCTTTTTATTAAATTCGTCAAAGAACTTACGATCTTCTCGTATAGCCTCATAGCTGAAATGTTGAAACAAAATCAGTACAACACCAATAAGGATTACAGGCAAAAGCGTTCCAATAATACTCATATCTTAAAACTTTTTACAACACTCCAATAATTTTCATAAATAGCCCTCAATTTCGGGTTGGCCATTACCTGTTCGTTAGCCGTGTATTGTTGATGTTGGGTGCTTGGGGTAAATCCATCTTCATCCCACTTGAGCTTCGAGAAATGTGTAAAGCATACATCACCAATATCCTTTTCACTCATTACCTGCCACTGCCACATGGCCCCGTGTTTCACACAATCTATGGCAATATTTTCTGTCATCATCGGAAATGCTTCGAGGAATCGCTGGTCAAAACAAGTGGCCAATTCTTTTGGCTCTTTTGTCAAGACAGCATTTGCCCACCAATCAAGTATGGGAAAGCCATTTCGTGAGAAATATACCACGCCACAATTATACAACCCTTCCGACCTGTTCATCTGCTTCGTGAATTGAAGGTGCGAAAATATACCTACGTCTGCATTGCCCAATGACTTATAGAGAAAATCTATATCTTTATGAAAGTATATATCGGAATCTATATAACAGATTGAATCAGGATTTTCTTCCATTGCGACCCATTGGGTGAAGTAACTTGCAAGGGTATAACAGTAGTCTGAATAGTTCCGTTCTTTTAGTTGTTTCAACCCTACCCATTCGTGTTTGTATGGGATTACATACACATTTGTCGTTGGGTCTAATAGGATGTCGTAGGTCTCATCATCGAGGCAACAGTAATGTACCGTTATTTCCTGACTTGATTTTTTTAACGATTCTATCAGGGCCAATCCTTGTGAAAGATAATTGATGTCTGATAATGTTGTTAGGTGTATCATGTTTTTCTCCAATCTGTTTGTGGTTCGGGGATAAACACATTCAAATGCTCAGATGCGAATTGGTAAATACGCTCCCAATAAGCCATTGAATCAGTAGTCGTCATTTCCTGTGTGCTTCCACCATAGTGAGTTACTTCCCCTGTCTGTTCGTTTACAAATTGCTTCTTGTTGAACATCGCTTTTAAGATTTCGTGGGTGTCGTCTGAATCAACAGCATGGCCTAAGTCTAATAGCCCCTTCGTACAAAGAGGTATAATAACACCCCAATAGAAAGAGTTCTGCAAGTTAGTCCTTTTCTTAGAAACCCTTTCTAACTTCATCTCATAATTACCATCTTTCAACAATGAAACGGCAACGTCAAAACTCTGACGGTTTCTTATCCGTAGTTTCCCATTAGATATAGTCGCTGAGAAGGTTTTCATTGACCAGTCAACTTAACAGTTGTCTTAGATGATTTAATCGGGGGGAATATGGTATGGGTGACAGTTCCTTCTTCATCACAAATGTCCGTTGGCACTCGCAACCCTTGAAGAATCTTCTCCCTTACACCTATCAATGCTTTTAGATTAAGCATTTCCAAGTTCATCCGCGTCCATTCGGGGTCGTTACAGCCCGAATAATTGTACCGAGTACCAGCTTCCATAACTTCGACAAGAGACCCTAAATAGACTTCTCCCTTGCGTTTACCTGCTTCTGTGAGGGATAAGTCCTCTGTGGCCTCCATAACAGCATCAAATGCCTTGATTACGTTCTTGGCGTATATCCTGAATTGAAGTGGGTCAATATACCCTTCACGGATTTCTTCTGTAACAACCTGTGCGAAGTTCTGTATCTTCTCTTTGGTGGTTGGGAGTTGGTTGAATAGTTTTATTTCGTTCATAGCCTGATTTGATTAATGGGTGTTTAGAGTTCTGCGGTTGATATTCAAAATGGACAACTATTATCAATAATCAAATTGCAATGTACAGATTTTTGTTGGAATGTTTTGTAACCAGTTCTTTTCCCTAAAATCTGAAAACAAAGACGACCATTGTAATATTTCAATTTTAGTGGCTTCTCTGTCTCCAAGTCTATAAAGTTTAATTGGCCAATCCAACCTATCTTATTTAAACGACGCTTTACAGTTATTGTGTTGGTTTTTATGTTCATAAATGTACTTTTACTCCAGAAAGCAGGTGTTATACGCAAGTTTAAAAATCGCCTACCCGCCTGTACTTGCATTGTAATACTCTTTATATTCTTCATAGTCCCATACTTGTATTGAGCAATTCAACTTGCCTTTCTCCTTTTCTTCCTTCGCTTCCCAATGCCACATTTGTTCATCTTCTGTTCCTTGTTCGGATAAAAAGTAGAAGTAACCTTCATTCATCCCCGCTAAAATATTGTTGTCAGGGTACATCATTCCTGCTTCGTAACAACATATTTCTACTTCTACTTTTTTTCCTATGTAGATTTTGTGATTCTCAAATGTTATCAATGTTACTTTTGCCATCGCTTCAATTTTTAAACCAGCTTATAACAGCTGGTATAGTAAATAAAAAATATTCTTGTCTATTTTTGCGGGTATATTTTTTACTTCCCATACCCGCAAAACGTCGTTAGCACCAATTAATAAAGACACCACTTGCCCTCTTCGACATCGAATGACCTTATCATCTGCATATCTTGAAATTTCATCAAATTAGGCATAGCACAATAACCAAATTCTTTGTGCATCAACTCAATGAATTTTTCACCATCAGCAGGGTGCATAACTATTACAGTTGGGTATCTATTGCTTGAAAAGATGAAATTTCTACGTGCTTCGTGAATAGCATCAAAATTAACTGGTGCTAACACGGGTTTGGCAAAAAAGCCGTTTTTTTCTTCGTTTGACATATTGTTCTAAATTTTAAGTTTTGTTCTTCGATTTAACTTTTCGTTTCGGCTTCTTCGCCAAGCCCGATAACGTTAGCAAAAATAGCGGTCTGACGACACTTTAACCATGTTGACGGACGGAAAACAAAAAGAAAAAACCCCGACAAATATTTGACAGAATGTTTATCTAAAAATGAATATATGAAGCCTATCTTACTCATTGCTTGTATTGTCATAATTACCGTATGTGCTTACCTTATCCATGACAACTATACTTTGACTCATCGGGTTGACCGATTGACGCAGACTATTGACAGTATTGGACGCCAACAACCAGACAGTTTGACCATCTTCAAACAACAGTTTAAAGAGGATTCGTATATTAGGCAGTTAGATCGGGACACGACACTAATCATT